TAACTAATACAGTATTACCTTGGCTTGCAATGTTAGAAGCAATATTACCTAAGAAAATACTCTTACCAACGTTAGTTTCACCAGCAAAAACATAGATTGCCCGGCCGTTTCTTAGGAAACCTCCACCTAATTTATCATCTAACCACTTCCATCTTGAATGAATCACAGGTTGATCAGCGTTTAGATCGTCAATCACCACCTTAATATCTTTAAAAAGGTCTAATCCAATGTCTCTTTTTAGGTCAATATTGCAACTCTTTTCAAATTTATCAAGAATAAAGCTAGTATCCACCTTACCACTACTAACATCTTCAGCTACTTCAAGCATTGTGTTGTAAATAGCTCTTTCCTTGATGTATCTCTCAGTACTTTGCATCAATTCATCATCATTTAAGTTTTTATCGATGTTTGAAAAGTTTCTCAATACGGTTTTAAAGGCTTCTCTAGTCTCATCCGAGTTAATATACGTTTTTAGCTCAGTAATCGTAGGAACTGTATTGTGCTTTATATAAAAACCTTTAATTACATCAAATATCTTCTTAATATTCTTATCCTTAAAGAAATTTGCATTAATATGATCAATAACTGTAGTTAAATACCTCTCATCAGTAAGAGATTTATACACAATCACGTTCTCATACTCATCTAAATTGAGTTTTAGCTCATTTTTTTCCATAACGCATTATAGATTCGTTCCGTTACACAGTCAACTTCTTACCAACAAATTTATTATATTTGTTTAAGAAGTACTTCTGACCGTTTAACCAATCTTCTGACATTTCTCTTAGCCCTGGCGAATTATGGATGATAGGAATGTCACCAACCCCGACAGGGATTCTATCAAGACTGCAATCAAGAGAAAAGCAAAGATCATAAAAATGGAATTTAGAAGGGATTTTTTCATCAAAATTATTTTTTTCGGGTAAGGTTGTTAAATTAACAATCATAAACACACCATCAACCATGATAACTTTATCTGGAACTGGTCCAAAAGAGGTGTATGAGTAGAAATTCTCATCATTACCATGACCCACACAGCCTCTTAAGCTATCTCTTTCACCCATTAAGTGCCATAAAACTGGTTCTTTAACAGATACACTTTTAGTACCAGCAAGACCTGTTAAAGTAAACTTGTTTGCATACTTTCTAATACGGTGTTCGAAGTCATTACAGTTAATATATACATCATCATGCACAAAAACAGCAATTTTTATATCTTGCTTTCTACAATCCTTAATACCTTTATTGTATATTGATGTAATTGACTGTGAATTATTTCCATAAAATAAAACATTATCAGGATCAATACATGCAGCTACAAGAGAACGATATAATAAAGTTTCATTTAGTTTTTCTTTTTGTGAGGCAACTATAATTTTATAAGTCATTTAAATTGTTATTAACTAAGTTTATGATTGGTGATTGAAAAATATAATCTGCAGTTCCGAACTCATTTATTTCCATTTTAAAATCTTTAAAAATCTTTTTATAAAAATTAACCCCGTCGCTACCTTCTTCTGAATTGACGTAATAACTTTTACCGGTATTTTTAAATTCATTTAACATATCAAACGTTAATGCTTTTGCAACCCCCATTTTTCTAAAAGCTTTACCAGTTACAATATAATAAGTCTTAATAATATCTGGTGCTTTAGTATCAACTGTAAAGGCATGCAACCCTGTAATAACTGAACCGGTTGTACTAACTTGAATAGGAAATTTATCCCACCAACCTCTAGACTCCCATAGGTAACCAAACGTATTAAGTATAAACGAATCTGTATTTTTATACACAAACTCCATTAACTTCATTTTTTCTTCAGATGTTTTTGGGTAATAATATTGAATACTCATAGTTCTAAAAATGGTGATTTAGATTTAAAATCTCCGACTGGTTTACATCCTTTTTTATTAAATCTGTAAATAACTCCTTCTTTAATTTCATTATAATCTACTCCTTTAGTAGATGAGAAGCTATTTTTATCAAAAAATAACGTACTACCTTGTCTTGCAATAAACATATCTAACGTATTTGTATTGACTATCCAAAGCCCAAATGTACCTTTAAGTAATTCTAATACGTAACTAATTAATAAAACTTCATTCTCAATTGTATTAGCTTTTTCAAAAGTGTTTTCAAAATGTTTTAATAATGCTGGTATAATGCTACTATCTACTACATTTTCATGATCGGGTAAGTATTCTTTTTTAAGCTGCTCAAAGTTAGTTAATACTCCATTATGAGCTACAACCCAATTATTATTTATAAATGGATGTGAATTATGCTCTTTCCATATTCTAGCTGATGAAGTAGGCGCTTGATTATGTCCAAGATATATAAAACCATCCTCTACAGGTAGTTTAATCTTATTCCAATTAAAAACACCTTCTATTTTTTGAATATCATAGTCTTCACCATTATGGTATAATAATCCAGAAGCAAAATTACCTCTTTGTTTATTTGCTTGATCTAGAATCTCAAATTTACTAGTATTAAATGATCCAAATATTCCACACATCTTATCACTATTATATGTTACAACAACCTAAATTCAATAAATAATATGGTATGAACAACCTTTTTAGTTGCAGTTGGGTAAAAAATACTAACGTTTTAGTTGAGAAACATATTGCTCTTAATGAAGCAAAAACAATAGCAGCTAATATAGCTGGCCCATCAATTAAATTAGCTACTAAATTAAAGAAACAAGGTATAATAGGTGGTACACCATATAGAGATGTATGGCTATCGTTAGTTTCTACTTTCTTAAAAAATGACCCTGAAATTTCTAAGTATATCCCACCATCTGTAAAGAATAAATTAGGTTTAGGAGTTATGCCGTTAATGAGTGCAACAAAAGTATCTACGATAGTTAATAAACTTTTATCAGGTGAATCGTTAGTAGATAAAGATAATCCAAATCCAGCTGATGCAGGTATTGAAGTACCGTTAGCAGAGCCAATGGCATTGTATAAGACAATGATGAAGCGACTAGAAGAGTATGGTAGTGCAAAAGTAACTGACCCGGTTACTGGTAGAGAAATGACTAACCTTGAAAAGTTCTTACTCCAATTAAAAAAGGTAACCGATATGCAGGATGATAAGCCTAGTGACGAGTCAGGTGACGAAGCTGAAGGTATTGAAGATACAATTCCAGAACCAGAAGATAAACCGAAAGATGATGATTTAGGTGGGATTCGAGGTGCAGTGAAAGGTATTGAAAAAGGGGAATCTTTTGAGTTCCAAGAAGGTGAGGACGACTACGATACATTAACTAAAAACTTAGATATGGACACCTCACTTGAATTTGTTCAACCTGTAGATAAACAATCAGATCTTTATAAAGTTGAAATCGGCGATTATGAATTTATGGTTGTACTTCGTGGTACAAAAGGTAAAGATATAATGGTATCAAACTTGACACCGGATAGTATTGAAGCTTTAAACGTATTTGATACTGGTAAGAAAGATCGTTTTGAAGCACCATCTGTTAAGATGTTTAAGACACCTAAAGGGGGTACCTTTGCAGATGTTGTAGGTTATTACGGTGAACGCCCTGATTTACCTGAAGATTATCCTACGGGTGAAGGTGAGTTAAAAGGCGAACATCCATTAATGAAAGGGGGAACTGCTCAATCGAGACCTAAGATGGTGTATATGACCAAATCTAGCCCAGCAATGAATGATGAGCCGCATTGGAATAAAATTACTAAAACCCTTAAAGATATTGAAGATGAAGCTTTCTTCTCTGATGAAGGACCTTCTCGTTCAGAAGGTATGTATCAAAAGCCAATGGGTCCAGCTACATGGAAACCGGAACATGCTAAATCTAAATTATCGGTTAGAAGAGCTGGTGAACCTGAAATAGAACCAGGTGAAGAAGCTTGGTCACCAATGAGTAAATCTGTTTTACCAGCCAAAAAGAATTGGAGAGATTTTGAATTATCAGGATCTAAAAAACAAGAACCTTCATCTTTTGATAAAGATGATCCACTATCAGACGAACCAGAAAAATTCGATCCTAGAATCGCAGAATTTGGTGATGACTTTAACCCTAAAATGAAATACTCAATTGACCTAGAAGATGAAGAAGGATATCCAGAAGATGAAGAATCTAATGCCTTATCTAAACGTATCGATAAATCTCGTTTAACGGATACCCCGGTTGCAAAAGGCGGCCATACGACAAATTCCCCAGACGATGGATGTGAAATGACTATCGATGATGAAGGTGGTATGCGTGTTAAGAATCCAAATGTAGATATGGTTCAACGCGTTGCGCAATCAAGACATGAACTCAATAAACGGATGGAAGAAGAACGTAGAAAAAAACTTCAGAGCAAATTTGCTACTGAACAAAAATACCGTTTAGGGTATTAATTTACAACCTTTTTGGTCGTAAAGCTTTTCAAGTTTTTCCTGTTGAATATACATGATTGGGTCTTTATAACCAGCTTCAATAAATCCACGCAATCTAAGACTGCTTGACGGGGTATCTGCATCAGCTAAACCATCCTCTCTATTAGAATAACAAGTCCAAGTATCTTTGAAGTTTACCTTAAGTCTAATACCTTCCTCGATAATCTCCTTCTTAGACATTACCAATAGTGGCGCTTGGATCTTTACTTTGCTCTTACGGTTTAACATTAGTAGGTTATTAACTGAATCTAAGAATTCATTACTACCATCCCAATAACCAGCCAATGAGTCTGCTTGAGCTGCTCCATACCAAACAGTATCACATTCTAACGTTTCAGCATAAGCTGATGCGATTGATAAAAACATTAAGTTACGAAACGGTACATAAGATACTGGTTGTGCATCGCCAGCCATTTCTTTTATATTTGGATTAGCAATATTATGATTAGTTAATGACGATTTATTAGCAATATCTTTAATATAAGATACATCTAATACTTTATTATTAATGGTAATGTATGGATGACTATCAGTGAGAGATTGTATTTGTTTATTAACGCATTCAAGCTCTCTTTTATGACGCTGACCATAATAAAAAGAAACTGTATAAATCTCTGTATAACCTTTATTAGCTGCCATATGTAGCAGTATGGACGAATCCATACCACCACTTAGAGTTAAAACTATTTTAGACATTCTTTATATTATTCTGTTTCCCCGTCTTCAACTTCTAGTGGTACATCAGTATTAAGCTGCGAACCATATGCCCAAGCAATCTTCATTTTCTCTTCCATACCTGGAATAATTGTTTTCATCCAAAGCTGTTCGTCTCTTCCCCATTTAGAAAAATATCCGAGTTTTTCACCGCTTGGTAATGAATAAGTAGGCCCTGCCTGATTAATAACTCCTAGACCAACAGCAATTTCAGTAAGACCGTAAAATCTATCCAGACCAGTTGAGAATGAAAGGAACATTTCACCTTCGAGATACTGTTTAATAAATCTATTTTTTATCGTTAACGCTCTAATAATAACTCCGGAATAATTCTTTTGAGCAACTGCAAGTTTAGCTTGATCATTTTTACCTTCATCTTTAACTGGTTTTCTAGCAAGCTGAATAGTTAGAGATGGTAGATAAACTACTGAACGACCACCTGGCATGTTCTTTTCTAATGACGGATACATTGCCATAGGGTCATCGTAAACGTGATTAGTCATTACAATGGTCGTTTGAGTAACTGCACCGAGATTAGTACAAGTCTGCATCAACGTTTTCATTGCACGAGCTTTCGTACCAGTGTCTTGACTAGTACTTTCTTTATCCATTCTCTTAATATCCATTTCACTTTGCAAATTACCAAGCGAATCGATAGCAATAAAAAATTTACCTTCTAATTTTGCTTCTTTTACTGAAGTCAAAAACTTATAGATTGCATTTCTAGTTTGTTCAATACTTACACAAGGTACATATTTAACTTTACTAATATCTAAACCAAGACGAGCAGCTGATTCGGGCTCAATTGCATTTTCAGTATCAAAAATAACTACCGTCATGCCAGCTTTTTGAGCATTTGCTGCAGCTTGAATTATAAAGTATGTTTTACCGGTCATACTCGGTCCAGCAAAAACAGTGACTCTGCCTTTAGGGATACCCCCGAAGACAGAGCCGCTTATAATTGCATTTAAAACGTAACTACCTGTATCAACCCAACCTTTAACGGTGCTAAGAGTACTATCGTTAAGAAAAGTAGCAAATGGGTTAATATCATCAATTGTATTGAGAGTTTTTAGAATGTCTTTATCCATACCTTAGTATAGACCATTACTATAAAAAATCAATTAACTACTTGAACATCCATTACCTTTTTACTGTTAATTAACGTTTCAGTGATCTTCTTAGAAAGAGCGTTGTTCTTATCCATGTTTTCAATCATAAAATCTCTCCATGAAAGAAATACTCTACGAATCTTTTCAAGCTCTTTATCAGCTACTCTACCCTCACCACGATCGGTACCATCAATAATCTTAGTCATTACGGTTCTTGCACCGGTAATACCATCGGTTTGACCCTTACGAAATTCTGCAGTTGTCATATAAACTATTTACGTAACCGTTTTTTATATTCAACCATAAAAAAAGCCCCTCCTGGGGCTTTTGTTTTTAAACTGATTCGATATAATTTCTTACAGCAGTTGTTAAACTTTCATTATTCCACTGCGGGTTATCGTAGTTATTATCACTTAAAGCATCTAGCTTTACTAAGCCAACCTCACCAATAAAAACATGAACAGTTTTATCAGTAGGGCTATCGACGATCTTTTCAATTATAATCTCATTAACTGTTTTTGTAATTGCCGGACGAACAACTAGCTCTTTACTTTGTGATAAGGGTACGATAAAACTCATACTATTATTTATGTTTTATAGATATTATTCGTCAAATAATTTAATAACTTCTGGTTCAGAGGTAGCAGCCTTTGGTGGCACGTTAGCCGCTTCAATGATTCTATCATATTGGCTAGTGATCTTACCATCTACTGCGAAACCAGTACCGATAGCAATATTAGCCTTATTAAACGTGTAGCTAAAGTTTCTATATGTCTTATCATCATTAAAAATAAATTCACCTAAGAATAGCGGAATAAGCTGTACTTGAAACTGCCCATTTTGAGGTTGTACTAAGATCATAACTGGGTTCTGAATAGTGAGTTCAGTGTTAGTTTCTGACCCAAGTACTCCGAGAATGTTTCTACCTGTATTATCAATAATTGTTACGTATTTTTTGTCCATAAAGTATTTTATAATTAATTATATGACAATCAAGATAGTAGATCAAAAAGATTAGTTTGAACTAGACTACCAGGCTTTTGAGCTGACCATTTAACATTCTCATAGAAGCGGTTAATAACAGAAAAGATATGATTCTCAAACATTGCATCATAATCTGCTTCAAACTCTTTATTAAACTCTTCCGGATAATAATATTTATAAGCAATAGCATCTACATGGTAACCGTTAGACTTTACATAAAAGTATCTAACTTTATCTCCTGAACCGATCTTTTCATACTTTGTTGCAATATTAAACCTATCTAGTAACAGATTATGTATATAGGCTGCTTTAACATGAGCTGGCATACCTTTAGCTAATTTAAAACCGTCGCACTGCGATGAATACTTCTCGTATTGACTAATACCGGATACAAATGTAATATCTTCTACCGGTAACTTCTTAAAGATTTCATAAGTTTCATTCAATACTAAACTAGTCTCATTTATATTACGAGTTAACATCATCGTTTCGATAATCTTTTTAACGTAAGGTTTAATTGCACTTGGCATTGTACTTCTAACTACTTCAACACCGGTATATTTAAACTTATTACAAGCAATACCTTCATCATCTAAAATATGAAGTACGTAACGTTTCTTCTGTAAAAAAATACCTACATCAGCGATAGCCTCACGTTTAAAAAGGAATCTACAATCCTTAGAATTAAACTCTTTTATACCCCATACCTTAATATGTTTATTAAGATAGTCTTGAATCTCATCAACAATAGCGTAGGCCTCTTTAGTAACCTTACTGCCTTGACTAAACTTTATAGTGCCGTCTATAAAAAGCGGTTTAATGGATACATAACTTGAATCCGTATCATTATAGATAATGCATTTATTGAGAGTCTCGTCATCAATGGTACTAATTTTGCTTCTAATATACTGCTTAAGCAATTCATTAGAGTATTTAATGACCGATTGTCCGGTAAGGGTGATTGAAGAAGCGATATCATCGTCGCCAAAAGGAGCATTTTTATTTCCGAAGTATCCATAAATTGAATTAATAAAGACTTTAATGCACAGCTGCTTTGCATCGAGCTGATCGATTTGTAGTTTAATTTGTTTACCTTGAGAGCTAGTTTTATCACACTCAGAGTAATCCTTTTTCAGTTTCTTTAGTAACTTTCTAACATCTTGACGTTTATCGTAGTAATAGTCAAGAATTTCTGGTATTACCCCTTTCTTCTTTTGAGTAAAGAGTACATTTGCTTTACTAATAGCAATTGACTCTTTCTCTTTAAAGAGTTCAAACTTTTCTTTAGTTAAACTAAACACTTTACCACTAGTATGACGTATAGACAATACACCATCAGTATCACTTTCAATAACACCTACTTTAGTCTCCATAGACATATTCAAACTAATCATCACATTTGGGTATAGTGAGTTAGCATCGAATGAAATAATGTTTTGTTGAAAGCCACTTAATGGTTCACCTACATACGCCCCGGGGTTTTTACTACCATCATCTTCTCCTCTAATAAAAGAAGGTATCTTTTGATGCCGATAACGAGCCTTAACTGCAGTTGCACCATTAATAACGGAAAGTGATCCCATTGCAGCTTCAAACGTAGTTAGACCGACATATGCTAACATACGAATTAGTTCAGTATACTTTAGTTTCTCTTCTAACTTAGTAAGAAGTCGAACGTCTTGAATGTTGTAATCAATAAACGTCTTCCAATCACTATCAGCTAACGTTGCAAGATTCATTGCACCGAAACTTACCTTACCTTCACCTAATTCAACCTCAGCAATTGAGGATAGTTTATAGCTTTCACGTAGACCTTGACAGAATCTCTTATAAACATCAAGATAGTCAATCAAAGATACACCTTCAATATACCAACGTACTTGCTGTTGACCGAATTTACCTTTTACATCGCGGCTATAAACATTACCTGAAGGTGAAAGACGTTTAGTAAACTCTTCACCAAGTATTTTATTACAACGATTGATAATATAAGGTATATCGAAGAACTCTGAGTTCCAGCCAGTTAAGATATCTGGGTAATCACTCTCAAAGTACTCAATAAACTTAATAAAGATCTCTTTCTCAGTAGAACATTTAGTATAAATGACATCAGCATCAGTAGCTGTATAGTCTTTTACCCCCCAAGTTAGATACTTGTTAGTTAACGAGTCGTAAACCGTAATAACGTTAACTGGAGCCTCAGCTTTATTAGCGTGGGGAAAGTCATCTGGAGCATATACCTCAATGTCTAAGAACATTGACTTAATTGGATGTTGACTAAACTCAGGAGTCTCATTATCCTTCCAGAACATATCAACAAGAAACTGTTGAGTAGCTGGTAAATTTTCAAATACGCGCTTAATATTTGAGTCTTTTATAAACTTGAAACGCTCATACTGCGACCTGAATATCTTTTTAGATAGTTTAGTACCGTAAATTGATTGAGCATCGCCGTTATTGCTCTCTACATACAGATACGGGTCGTGGGAAGCCTCGACCTTAATACGTTTGCCATCTTTGTCCCAGGTAAAAAGAGTAACGCTTCTATCTTTACCGTTATAGTATATATTTCGATAGCTCATGAATTATTATATTAATTCTGTTCCATTATAATAAATATTAATGAAAAACAATGGCCGGCCCTAAATCTATTTTTGATTTGTTAAGAGAAACTAACAGAAAAAGTTCTGTGGTAAGATTTAAAGGAGGTGGTTTTGGTGGCTCACCACCAGGTCCAGAAATAACACCTACAATAACACCTACTAATACAGTTACTCCATCAGTAACACCTACTAATACAGTTACTCCATCAGTAACACCTACTAATACAGTTACTCCATCAGTAACACCTA